CGCAACCGCTCAATCTCGCCGCGCAGGTCGGCCTCGCGTTCGCCGCTCATGCCGAGGAGTCGGGCTTGCTCTAGGGATTCGGTGCGCAGGAGGGCGAGTTCGGCATCTCGTGCGGAAAGCTGAGTGTCCTTGTCGCGTAAAGCATCTCGAAGGCACTCGGCCCAGAATGTTCCACTATCAAGCGAAGCAACCCGCATGATCTCCAGCTCCTCCTTCGCGGCGGTCAGCTCGCGTTCGAGTTTGCGCATTCTCTTGGCCGCAACAATGGGCTCAGTGGATGGGAAGTTCTCGCACTCAGCCTCATCCGTCCTCGGCGTCGGTGTGTCGGGTGTGTTCACTTCGCCCCACGAACCTTACGGCCCGCCCCTCCGATAGCAACCGCGACGACCTCCCACTGCGGCACGGAAGCAGCATTCGCCCGCCGCTTGATTTCTTTCACAGTCGCCTTCGGCAACTGGCAGTAAAACCCGACCTTCTTGTTGTCCATGCGCCCAACTTGAGCGCATGATATATTCTCGTCAAGAGAGATTTTGAGTTAGGCGCTCTTTTTATTGCCTGCCTGCGAGAGCTGCGTCGGAAAGGGTGTGCTGCCACCCGCGCCACCGTCGCCGAGCTTCGCCGTGGAGCCGACCGCCGCCGGAGCCATGCCCATCATCATCGGGTCGAGCGGCTGAATCGTCGCATCAGCATCCGCCTTCGGGTCCAGTACGCGCAACTGCTGGCGGTAGAACCCGGCCACCTTCTGCTGCACCATCGGGTCCAGCATATAGAACTTCTCCACGAGTGCCGCGGCCTGTGCGCTCGTCTGGAGCTGCTGATTGTTCTTCAGCGTGGAAAGCTCGATCTTCGTCTTAAACTTCAATCCGCGCACGTCGTCGGGCGTCAGCGTATCCACCCCCATGCAATCCCCCTCCAGATACGTGAACACCTCCTGCGGATTCATGTTCGAGAGCACCACGTCAATCTCGCGCGTGACAATCCTTTCGAGGCACGGCTTCAGGTCGTCGATGATGGGGCGGAAGAGTTCGTCACCGCTCTGCTGCACTTCGATGATTCCGGTCGCGAGCTTCGCAGACTGCATGCCCGCCGCCTGATCGTCGTTTGCGCTGCTGACTCCGCTCTCGTTCATGAGGAGCTGGAGGAAGAACTGAAACATCGTCTGAATCTGATCGAACTTGATGTCCGTGAGATAGACCGACTCCAGCACGTCCTCCTTCTTCATGCCGGCCTTCTTCGTGTACGAGCCGCCCCAGTTCATTTTCAGATTCGGATCGCGGTCGCCCTCCAGCGTGTTCGTCGGCGTCCAGAGGTCCACGCGGCCCGCGCGCGACTGGCTGAAGTTCCAGCGGTTCACGAGCAAGTCAATCTGGCACTGGTACGAGTCAAACAGCTCCATGATGCCCAGCCCATACCACCGGCCCTCAACCGGGTTGATGCGCACCACCTCGAACGGGCGCAGTCCATCAGTCGTGACGTTGGCCACGTGGTCGTAGAAAATCGGGGCGCGCGTCTGCCGGTCGCAGATGAGCATGATATTCTCGGCCACGCCGTCGCCATTTGCGTCGTACCACATACAGAACTCGGCGAACTCCGCCACGGGTCCGCCAGTCTCGACGGACGGCGGTGCAGCGAAGTGGTCGTTGGGACGAAGCTCCTGGTTCACCGCCGCCTTGGGCTGGGACGAGTTCGTGGCCAGCGCCCGCACGAGGCTCATCATCTTCCGTGCTGCTTCCATGCGCTCCGGTGCGTTGTCGCCCACCATGCCGCGCTTCACCACCAAGTCCACGAACGCCATCACTGGCTTGTCGTAGAGGTGGCAGATGCAATCCGCCTCCTGAAGGTTCTCCGCGGTGAGCGGGGCGAGGAAATCCTTGTAGTAAATCACCTCCGACTTCGCGCCCTCGAACAACACCTGCCGGCGGTCCAGCGGGATATTCTGCCAGATGGGCGCAAGCGGCTCCTCGGTGATCTGATCGCGGGCAAGCACGCGCTTCGGCGTGCCCATGCCGTCCACGATGTCATCGAAGCGGTCGTCCTCGGTGATGAAGTTTCCGTCCTGCGCGCGGACCGGCTGGCCATCAGTGGAGTGCAGCACGCGGGCCTCTACGTTGAACATTTGGTCGCGCACGACGTAGCTCGTCTTGACGACGCATTCGCCAAGGATCAGCGCACGCGAAATGGCGCGGCCCTTGTCCTCTTTCGAGTCGGATTCGCGGAGCTTGAACTGACAGAACCGATCAATGCGCTCCACGCGCTCGGCGTCATTCACCTCATCAAACTCCGGCACCGGGGCCGGGCTCACGCTGAACCACTCGTCGCTGCCGAAGAACTGATTCTTGGCGCGGGCAATCATCTGGCGGCACACGCGGCGCACGATGGGCGTGGCGAGATTCGATGACTGGAAGATGCTGTCCGGCCCAAAGGTGAACGGACGCCACGATACGTCGTTCAGAAAGGTGGCGTCGTAGCGGGCGCGCTTGCCCATCCACGTATCCGCCGCCTGAAGGCCCTGCGACGCGAGGAACGCATTCACCATCGCCGTCTGGTTCTGCCACCACGTGGGAGCAAGGCACTGGCTCCGGCCCGTATCCGCGTCCATCTGGCCGAGGCGCATGAACGCATGCTCAATCATGCGCTTCTCTTGGTCGGCGGTGAGCTTAAGCGCGGTCTGAAACGGGACCTTCGGCACGGACGCCTCAATCGCGTCGGGCGCGGGCGAGTCCGGCGGATTCACAATGCTGTCAGCCTTGTGAATGAACTCTGAAAGTTGGTCGGGCATGCCGCACGCTCATGCCAGATAACTGCTGAACTGTAAAGCGACTACGGGCGCACCGGAGAAAGCCCGATGAGCGGCCGCACGCGGTCGCGCTCCTGCTCGGCAATGCGGTCGATCTCCTTCTGGGCCTGCTCCTGGTTCATCATGCGGAGGCGCGGCGCAATCGACTGTAGTCGCACGCGGATGCGCTGTCCGGAGAGCTTGCGGAACTGCTCGCGCTCGGCGTCGGACATGATGGGTCGCTCACCCGGCTTCGGGGCCGGAGCACCGAGGTCTACGCGCTTCTTGACCTCCGCGGGGGTCGTGATCTTTCGGGCAAGTCGGGTATCCTTGCCTACCTCGGGGATGAACACGTTCTTGTCGCGCAGCACCTTGTCCACCGGGTCCGACGACTCCTGTGAGGTGAACCGACTGGTCGGATTGTAGACTTGCGAACGTCCCAGCACGTCCGTCTGAGGCGTACCCGTGCGGCGCATGCCGGGGATGCTACCGACCACCGGAGGTGCCTTGTACGTCTGATTGTCGAACGTCTGGTCAATCTGCTGGAGCAGGCGATTGTACGGGATGACGAGGTTCGCCGGGATGCTGCCCAGCGTGCGGCCGAGCCCCTTCGTGCCGCCCTTGCCGCCGGAGGCTGCTTCCATCAAGTCGGCCAGCCCGGTCAGCATGGACGTGTCGAAAATCACCTGCGGCGCACGGGTCAGAGCGTCCAGCACCTTGTTCTCCAGCACGAGGTCCGACTTGGACTTCTTGTACTTCACCGAGTCGGCGACGTGGCCGGCGATGGCCAGCGGAATGAGAAGCGGCGAGTCCTTGTACGAGACCCACCGATCACCGACCCGCACCGAGTACGGCGACCATCCGGCCTGCTGAAGCTGCTTTTTCTTGCCCACGTCCTCCGGCCCCTTGGCCGTGATGTCCATGTCCTTGTCTTCCATGGCGCGGGCCACGAGAGCGCCCATGAGGGTCGTGCCGATAATGCCCTGCACGTGCAGGCGAATGCGCTCGTCCTTCGTGAAGTTCCGCGGCTCCTGCTTGCGAAAACCTGCCCCGCGCATACCCATCTCGGCGCGGACGTTGCCCATGGGCGTGAAATTCGTGATCGTATTGAACACGTTCGCGGGCGTCTTCAGGAACATGGCCCACGGTTTCAGGACAGGGATGCCAGCCAGTCGGCCCTCTTCGACGGCGTATTTGAGCGCGTGATACGCCACGCCAGCCAGTCCCTCGGGCTCGTTCTGGAACGTCGTCTCGGCGGCGAATCGCTCGCCCTCTTTCACCGCCTGCGCACCCTCCGTTGTCTCGGCGCGCTGCCCTTCAATGATGTCAGAAATGCGGCGACCGACCTCGACGCCCTCGTAGCCCTCCGACTCCGCCTGCTGCTTGGCGCGGAGGAATGCCTGCGGGGTTGTGTGGAGCAGTTCGTTGACCTTGGATGACAACTCCGCGCCCTGATACTTGCCCTCAAGGAGCTTCGTCGCCACGAGCCGCTGGTACGCTTCACGCGCCGGATAGTAAAACACGGCGTCCGCCGCCTTCATGAAGCGGAACACCTTCTCTGGCAGGCGGGCCATGGCGACCGTGGCAACCTTCCCTACCGGCTCCGGCACGCCGAAGTCGCGACCGAAGTCCACGGTGTTGAGAATGCTGCCAGCGCCTCCGGTCTTGTCCTGAAAATCTCGCGTACCCACGCCCGTCTTGAGGATGGCCGCTGCCTGACGCCCGCCCTCCGGCAAGCCGTGCAGGAATCCCTTCAGAAGCGCGGGGAGATTCGTCGGATTCGTCGCCGCGGTCGTCGCCAGTTGCGCGATGGAGTTGAGCGTGTTGCCGAGGAGGTTGGCCTGCTGCGTCGTGTAGCCGGAGAGAATGTTCGCTGTGAGAATCGACGAAGCGACGTCCATCTTTCCGACGCCCTTGTAGATTTGCAGCGCCTCGGCCAGCTCCAGCTCGGCGCGCGACCGCTCCGAGTGCGACTTCGCCTTCTTGATCTTCTCCGCGATTTCAGCGATGTGCTTCAGCTTCTTCGGGTCGGGGCCGGCGAGACCGAGTTCCTTTGCGGCAATCTCGGTCATGTCCTCGCGGGTCAGCGCGCCCAGCCGCTTCAGCTCCATCACGCGCTCCAGTTTCTTTTTGAAACTGTCCAGCACCTTGCGCACGGGCTTCGTCGTGTACTTGGCCTTCAGCTTCTCAATCTCGGCCTCGATGTCCGCCTGCGTTTCGGCCTTGTTCAGCGCCTTCGTGGCGTCGTCGATAGCATCGGTCGCGTCCTTGCCGCCGAGTTGGTCGGTCTGCTTCTTCGTCGCAGCACGCTCGTACTCCATCATGGAGGCCACGCCGACGTCCTGATAGATGGCGTTGAACATTGCGATCTGCTGACCGGCCTCGGTGGCGAGCGACGGGCGCACTTTCGCCGTGATGCGCCGGATGTCGCGGACGATTGAATCCACTTCCTCCGGCTTCGCATCCGCGAGCGCCAGTTGCCGCTCTGCAAGGAGATTGCCGCCGATGGCTACGCGCGTGTCGCCGGGAATACTCGGATCGTCAAGCGCCTGCTCCGCTTTGGCGCGACCCTCTTTTTTGACGAAGGCTGCGGCCTCTTGCTTGCGGGCATCCTGGTTGCGCACGTCGTAGTCGATGCTCTCGACTGGCGCATTGCGCGCCTTGAGGGATTCAGGAAACTTGGACGGCTTGCGCTGGCCTTCAGGAGCCACGCCGGACCCGCCACTGGGACCACTACCCCGTCCTTCAGTGCCCATGCCATCGTCTTCGGTGAGCGCCGTGCGGACTTCGGTTTCGAGCTTCGTGAGGTCATCAGGTGAGTGCTGCGGGTGCTTGGCCTTGAACCGGGCAATGGCGAGACGTACAGCCTGCTCCACGGGGCGACCGGCGCGGACCGCGAGACGGGCCACCTCCAGCGCGGCGAGCTTGCCGGCGTCGTATAATCCCTCGGGTGCCGAGTAGACCTTGCCCTCCATCTTCTTCTTCTGGTCGGCAATCGCCGCGTCCAGTTTCGAGAGGAGCTTGTCGGAGGTCTTGGTCGGCGAATCGTCCAGTTGGCCACGGCGAAGTTTACCCACCGCGTTCATGAGCTGCGCGGCATTGGCTTCGTCCAGCGGTGTACCCGAAACAGACTGCACCCCCGCTGCGGCCAATTCGGCACGCAACTCGGGGCGCTTCATTTGTGCGGGCGGGAGTTGCTCGGGGGCAGACTCTGCGACGGGCACTGTCACCTGCTTGGCTTTCGCCTTAGCGACCCGCTCGCGCACAGCCTCTTGGCCATCCGGCGTAGCCATGTCGAGCGGCGTAGCCTTTACGCCAAGTAGCCGGGCCTCGCGCATCGTGTCGAGTTGTGATGGGGGCGATTCCACCTCCCCACTCACCTCCCCCGGCGGCATCCCCCCATGCCGGTTCTTAATCTCCTCGTTCTCGCGCCAGAGCTTCGTGATGCGCGGGTCATCCGGCGGGACCCCCTGCTTTCTGAGGTCCGCCCACTCCGCTTGGATTTGGTCGTAGCGCGCACGGTCTCCTTCGACCGAGGGCGCTTCGGCAGACTCCGGACCCACGCTTTGTAGCTTTTGGGGAGTTTCATTGGCTGGAGATTGTTCGCCAAGGAAGCGCGAGAGCTGCTCCGGGGTCACGCCAGCCAGCTCGAACACGTCATTCCCCTCGATCTTGCTGCGGTACATGAACGCCGCGCGCACGAGGTCCTTGCCGCTTACGCCGAGCTGCTTGGCCTTCCGCAGCGTGCGGGCCACCAGTTGATTCTCACGCTTTGAGAGTGCCTTGCCGTCGGCCTGCGCGCGAAGGGCAGACTGGATGAGCTGCGATGATGCCTGTGCCAGATCAAGCGCACTCTCGGAGGCGTCGATGTCGGCGACCTTGGCGCGGAGCTGTTTGGACGTATCTGTGTCCACCCAGTCCTCGGGCAGCTTGCGACCAAAGAGCACGTCCTGCTGCTCTGCGCTCAACCCCTCCTCCATCTCCTGCACGCGCTTGAATGCTTCGTCCGCGGTGGGGCCGGTGCCGTTGGCGCGGCGCGAGACGGTACGGTACTCCTTCGCCCCCTCCTCGCCGAACACCGCCACGTCCGCGTTCTTGTCGAAATCACGGTTGGCCACTTCCCATGCGTCCACCTCCTCGGATGTCGCATTCTCGAAGTCGGGCGTGGCCGGCGGCTGCGGCGCGGCTACTTGAGGCGCTTCCTCTGCTGCCACCACCGGAGATTCATCCGCAGGGACAGGAGTTGCAGGCACAGCGGTAGTTGCTGGCTCGGCGACTTCGGGGGTTTGCTCTGGCTGGGCTTCGGGAGTGGCGGTTTCATCGACTGCGGGAATGGGTTGTGCGGCGGGGGCTTCGGCCGCGCTGGGTTCGCTCTCTGCCAGCAGCGCCGCCAGCGCCGGGTCCTTCGCGGCCTCGGCTTGTAGCCGAGCCTCCGCATCGGCGGTGGTGGTCGGAGTGCCGCCCGTGGGCTGCGTGGGTACGGCTGGCGTGGCCGGGCCGGCAGCAGGCGGAGTCGTGCCGGGCTTGACCCCCCGCATAGCCGCACCGCCAGCAATCTGTGCCGCACCGGGCACGAGTTCACCGATGCCCTCGGCAACGATGTCCTTGAGGTTCAGGTCCGTGACCTCGCCCGTCGTGGCCAGTTGCTCGGAAACCTGTCCCGCGGTCTCGCCGGCCATGCCAGCGCCCGCCTGCTGCACCAGTTCCGTGCCCGCCGCCTTCGCAATCGCCTTTGCCCCTGCACCCACCGCTGGCGCTACTGCGCGACCAGCAAGACCCATCGACAGCGCATCGAACGCCGCCACCGGAATACCCCGCGCGAGGCCGCGCTTCTGCGCAACGGCCATGAGTTGCGGGTCCTGAAATGCCTGCGCCAGTTGGTCAGGATTACTGACGTCCACGCCAGCGTCGCTGAACGTCTGCACGAGCGTGCTGGCGTACTCCGAGGAGAACGATCCGA